ATGGTCGCTGGCATCACATACTGGTTGAAAACCTGCATCTGCGAAAGAGACATGACGTAATCCTTAGTTAGCCATTATTGGCAAGTTCGGGGAAGCGGGAAGCGATGGCGTTGACTCGTTGTGTCTTGTCACCGCCAAGGTTGCCCTTGGGCTGGATATTGTTGCCGCCCGAATTGCCCCCAGATGCACCGCCACCAGCATTTGCGGGCGCTGCAACAAAATGCTTGCCCTCGTCGGTGGCTGCCCATTCCATAACGGCATCGGACAGCGGCTTATCCCCAAGAATGGCTTTGTATTGCCCGCCTTCGTCGGCAAGTTTGGCATTTGCACGAAGCATCGCCTTCACTGCCGGCATTAGTTCGGGCCTCACGTTGGCCTTTAGCAAGGCATCAGACAAACCATTATCAATCAGATAGCTTTGCAAGGTGGCGTCTTTGGTCTGCAACGTCTTTTGCAGTCCTTCGATTGTCCTGCCGCTTTCCTTTTCGACTTTGGTCAGCTTGGCGAAAAGTTCCTCATTGGCGCTTTGCAAGGCTGCAAATTCATTCGGATCAATGTCAGCGCCCCGCGCCTTCGCTTTGACCGTCTTTAATTCGCCCAGCAGTTCCCGGTTTTTCGCACTCAGTGCGTCTACCGCCGCTTTCAGTTCTTCAATCTCGCTATTGCCTTCGCTCATTCTTGGCGTCCTCTGGACAGATGGCCACTGGCCGTTAACTCCAACATAGGCGCAACCCATGCTGCAAGCGCCGATACTTTAACAAACTATGTTGTCAATAACAAGATGGCGGATTAGCCGTATTTCTCACGCAATTCCCGCAGCGTTAGCGGAACGCCTTGCGCGTTTAGCAAGTCTTGCAAAGTGATCTTGCCATCACGCCAAAGCTGGGCGCGGCCCTTGCCTAGCATCTCATCGGCAAACTCAACGGGCTTGCCTTTCAGCCAATCGCCGAAAGTCAGATCGGCGGCCACTTGCCCATCCATGCTGGCGCGAGTGGATGCCGGCACTTCGTCTATGTCCAGGCCAAGTTCGCGGAATGTCTTTGTGATTGGAATGATGGTGGATCGGCAAGCCCAATGCGCGGGCGGCGGCCCTTGCCATTCAATGTTGTGGCCCTGCGGCTTATATCCGGGCAGCGTCCAAACAAGGCCGGATCGTGCAATGCAAATATCGCTGGTGCGGCTGTCTAAGGTGCTAATCCACTGCACCGCCTTGATCACGTTGGTGTTGGCCTCAAACGTGGCAAGCCGGGCATCATTGGCCACCGTCTGCACCGCCGTTCGGGTGACTGCCATAACGTCACGCCGGCCACGCGGGAACGCTTCCGGCCCGCGCATTCCGTCGCCAACAATTGACCGGGCAATCTGTTCATTGGTGTCGCCCAGCGCAACGCCGGTCTTAACGGCCCGCTCAATGTCAAAGGCGATTTGGTCACGGATGCGGCGGAACCATTGGCCCATCGTCGCGCCTTGCACCAGGCTTGTGCTGGCGATCCGGTCGATCACAGAAGCGCCAGGCAACACGGCATCAATGGAAATGGTGGCAAACGCCTGCCGGGCAAATGCCGCCTCTAGCGCCGCTAAGTCACCTAGGTTCGGTTGCGTGATCGTCACCAGCTTCTGCAAGTCAGCGATGGCGCGATCCAGCCGCTTGCCCTGAAAGCTAGTCAGAGGCTTGCCGCTCTTGATCCGCTTTTCAATCTCGCGCGACACTTCAAGCAACTGGCGATTAAGCCGCGCCTGTTCACCAGCCGCCAGCCGGTTAAGGATTAGCTGGCGGATCGTGTAAAGATCGGCCAAGCGGTCGGCGGCGTTCACGGTGCCACCCGATGAACGGTCAAGATAACAGCCGGCGTTCTAGGCCGCGTTGGCGTGATCCGCGTTGGCAAAGTTGCAAGCGAAACCCGCGTGTTTGGCGTTGACCACATCAGCCGGAAATATTCGCCTGCGCTGGCACGGTAAAAGAAATTCCATGCCGCAACCGCTGCGCCATCACCAGAGCCATGCTTTTTTGGCACCGTAATATCAGTGCAGCTATCAGGCTCGTTGGTGCCATCGCGCGCCAGCCAGATGCTGACATTATGCTCTTGGCTGTCTGTGTTGATCAACTGCGCGCTGAATTGGATATTGTAAATGCCCGGCTGTGAGAATGTTACCTTCACGTCATCGGTGATCGTAATGCGAACGCCTTCGATCACATGCTCGAAGCGCATCGGCGTTGCGACATTGGCTAGCGCCGTTTGGTTTTGCTCACTGTCTGCGCTGATATAGGCCGGCAAGTCTTTGCCACCGCCGCCCGTTATGATTTGCGTGGCAGCCTTGGGCAGTTCAATTTCAAACTCGCGGCCATCGTCTAGCGTGATCCAGAATGATCCTTCGTCACGCTGTTCCACCAGCGCAATGCCAATTCCCTGACTGCCAGTAGCGCCAACAGGGCCAGCAGGGCCAGGCCGACCATCAGCACCATCACGGCCATCAGCGCCGTCATCACCACGGCGGCCATCAGTTCCACGCAATCCCGCGCGGTTTGCGTCCATCCAGATAGAGACGGCAAGTTCGATCTCCTGTTCTGTTGGCGGGCGGCCTTGCGGCCCTTGTGGGCCAATGTCACCTTGCGGCCCCTGCGGCCCTTCCGCGCCCGGCTGGCCATCGGCGGGCTGTGTGATGTTAGCCGACAGCCAAGCCGTAGCGGCATCGCGGATTGCCTCATCAGTCGGCGGCGGGCCAGGCTCACCATTCTCACCGGCTGGGCCTTGCGGCCCTGCGATCAATTCAAAGCTGCCCAGATCATTGACGCGCCGATTCAGCGCGGCAACAGCCTCAACCAAACTTGCGATGATCTCCGGTTCCATTACAGCCCAAGCCGCGCCCTGATTGCCGCCAATGTCCCGCTTTCAATCGGCGGTGCGTCATCTTCATCGTCGTCGTTGGCCATGCTTGGCCCGGCATCTTCAAGCTGTGCCTGATAGGCGTCGAACGTCATGGCGTCCGAAACAATCTCGCCCTTCTGCATGTTCTGGAACAGCACAGACAGCGGCATTGCGCCGGTCTGATAGGCCATCACTAGCTGTTGCAACATTTGTGGTGACATGGTGCTGTTGACGTATTCGGTGTTAAGATCATAACGCGCCGTTTCGGGTGCGCCCACCCAAGCCGCCATGATGTTAAGCGCCTTTGACAGCGCATCCGATGCCGCGCGGGCAATGCTGGCCAGCGTTGACCGTTCGCCGCTAGTGCGAAGTTCCAGCGTCTGGAACGCCTCACCGCTGCGCTTGTCATCAGCCAAGAAACGCGCGCCTAGGCTGGCCATGCGGGTTTCCTTGTCCTTCATGGCCTCGCGGATCGTGGACAAGCCTTGGCCGGTAAACTCCAAGAACGATGCCTTGGCAGACGGATCGGGAAACACCCAAGCGGTCTTACTGCCAAGATTAAGCGTCTGGCCTTCGTCAAGCTGGACGCCAGCCACATAAGGCGTCGGCAAGCCGGTGAAGTGCAAGCCATGCTCATAATCGGCAGAGTTGCGATAGTGCGCGATGTTGGCGTCGATCAGGTCAAGCAGCGGCGGCTTTTGCACGTCCGTGCTAGAGCTATTCGCGCCCAGCACAATAAACGGAATCCGCCGCATCGGCTGGCCACGCATAAGCGGATAGGTTTCGGAAACCGTCTCGCCCTGCTGCGTCATTAGGCGAACACGATAACCTTGCTCTGTAAGGTCAAGAACGCGATACCGCGTCACCTCTTGTGTGGTGAAGTCATCTTCTGGCACGTCATGCGTTTCTTGCAGCACGACCATCGTCAAGATTTTGACGCCGCCGATGTTCGCCGTGCGCCAATTCAGGATGGTTTCGGCTTTATACAGCCGCATGAATGGGCGGATGTTCAGCGCCTCTGCGGCGGCCACAGAAAGGTTTGTCGGCACATCGGCGGGATAATCCACCATGATGCCAACACGGCCCACGGCTGTTTGTTCTTCAACCACCTGTTCGCTAAACTCGCGCAAGTTGTCACCGGACAGCGTGATGTCGTTGGTGAATCGATCAATCGCGGGCGGCAACTCCATCTGCGGGTTTTTGGCGAAGATGAGGCCGGTCAATGCGTCCACTGTGCGCCCGCTGGCGTTGAAGAATGCAGCACGTTCAGCATAAGTGCGATATTCGGATTCCGACTGCCCGCTCAAGCGCGGCAAATAAATCTCTTGCGTAAAAACCGGATCGTAAAGACTGCCCTGAAACCGCTGCCCTTGTCGGCCATTCTGCAACACGGCATCACGGCCCGCGATCACGTCACGGCAACGCCGCCAGCGCCAGCGATAAGCGTCATATTGTTTGTGCGTGTTATTGACGGCCATTAGGCAAGCCCCGGTGATACATTGCGCCCGCCACATTAGCACAAGGTGCGCCGCGCGGCAAAGGCATCAAGCGCCCATGATCTGCGCGAAGCGAACTGGCCCGCGTGATATGCCATATTTGTAGAATATGAAATAGCCTAGAGCATCGTTTAAGTGATCAAGCCCGTTTGCCTTGTCTGGTTCGCCGTTCTTGTCATACGCTTGCTGTTCGAGCGCCTCAGTCAACGATGGGCAGCGATCTGGATTGACTAGCAGGCGGCGCTTGCCTTGATTGTGGATCATCTGACTAAGCGCCAAGACGCGATCCTTGACGGGCGGATTAGACGCATGGGCCAGCACCGTAAAGCCGGCGTTCCGCAACAGCACAATGTCCGACAGGCTGGCGTTGATCGACTTGCGCGATCCACCGCTGGCGTCTGGATAGATGTTAATCGCATGGCCTTTGTAGCGGCTCTTGATCGTGTCAATCATGGCTGGCGTGTCACGGATGCCGGTTAGCTCATCCAGCGCCATTGGATTGCCCTGGCGCATAACGCCGATCACAGCAGACATATTGCCGACGTTGAAGTCCATGCCGATATGCAGCGGCTCAGAAACGCGGATCGTTTCAAACGTGCCGTTTTCCTGCCGGTCAAACTCTGAATATACGCTGCCGCTCGTTAGGTTGGTAAACTGCCCCTCAAGATACGCTTCAAGCTGCGGCCCTGAATAGGTGTCGCGCAAGCTCTGCACGTAATCGGGCGGCAGATATGGATTTGAGTAAGTCGGCGCGC